TCCCATCCCTTGGTGACTTGGATCCCAGTCATCTGTGGGTCGGACCAAGTGATGCGTGGAGACGTGGCAGCAACGACCGCAGCAACCACTCGCTGGTCGAGACCAGTTTCCTTCGCGTACTCCTTGGTCTCGTTGAACCGCTCGTGATACCAGTCCGCATCGCGAGAGTCGGACTTCAGAAGGAGTTCCTCGTAGTTCTTGACGATCGACTTCATGCTGACGCCGAAGTCTTTCGCTGTCTTCTCGTAGGAAGTCTGAGCGTCCTTGTTGGCGAACTTCAACTTGATCTCACCCGACTCCGTCTCGGTGATCTCCCCGATGGGAATCGGTGCGCGCGTGCTCTTGAGTTCGTCGTTTCTGTAAGTGTCAAGGTCGGAGTCCTGCGATGGTCCCTGTGTCTCGATCGGCTCGTCGTTCGTGATGAGTCGCTCCACCGGACCAGACGTGTCGAACTCCTGATTTCCGCGCCGCTCCCTGCCGGGTCCGAGGGACTCACTCGTGCCATCACCATCGGATGCGCTGCACGAGTTATCGACTCCACCTCCTTCGCCCGTAGCGCAGAACGCGCGGAGGCGCGCGATGCTCAGTCCGATGCTGAACGCGACTGGTCCTTCTGTTGCGACTCGTGCTCGTCCAACTTCTTCTGGATCGCCTTCTTCTCTTCTTCCGTTGCGTCCTTGCCCGTGAGCACCTTGTAATACTCGACGATCATCTCCAGCGTCGGCTTGCCTTCTGGCCCGCTGACGAAGCGCATCCGCTTGCCCGCCATTCGCCGCACTCCTCTGTCCGCTCTTCGCGTTGCGATCGACATCGACCGACTTGCCGGTTTCCAGGTCGAAGTACGCTATCTGGTCGTTCTCTCTCGACAGTCGCTCCGCTTCCTTCGCGGTTGCGGTCGCGATCGACACGTCGAGGAATATCTTCTTGCTCTGCTTGTCGTGCCACCCACCGACGAAGTGGTACGGCTTCATCAGTAGGTCGAAGTTCTTGATTGCAAAGTCCGCGATGTCGGTCGCCTTCACGTCTTCGATCTTCTCAAACACCTTCGACCTACCAGCGTAGGGAGAAACGATCTTGGACGTTCCCGCGACTTCGCGCCCCTGTATGCCCTCCCATGTGAAGCCTCCGTCTGGTTCTTGGAGTGCCTCAAGCAAGTCGCGGTAGTTCTTGCGATCACCGAGCGGAATGATGTCGGCCTTGTCTCCAAGTTCATACTTGCCCCGACGATCGGCGGGCCACGGCTCTTCCTTCTTGGGCTTGTCTTCTTCTTTTGGTTCCTCCGGCGATCCCTCGCCGCCCTCGTTGGAGTTGCACGAGTTGTCGATGCCGCCGCCCTCGCCGGTAGGGCAGAATCCGCGCGCCGACACCGAGCGCGCGTCACGCTTGCGCTTCAAGCGGTTGATGACGCTCTTCATCTTGCCTTCACCAATGGTGCACACGCCACCCCACTTGATGACCGCAATGATGCCAGCGACGTTCGACAACGTCGGCTCAAGCGAGCCGTCACCGAACTGCGAACCGTCCTTCTCGTGGCGCGCCATCCACGCCTCGCGCTCGCGAACCCAGTCCTCCTGCGCGGTAGTCTCTGGGCGACCGCCATTGGCACGCACCTTCGACCAGTGCTGGAAGGCTTCGTCGCCCCTGATGTTGCCGCCCGCGTTCCAGATGTCTGGATGCGACTCCTTCAGATTCGCTGCGTACTCGTAGTCGAACTGCTTGAACTGCGAGTTGCGCAACGAGACGACATCGTCGTCGCCACGTCGCGGGAAGTTGCTGGCGCGCAGACACACGCCCATTTCAAAGGCAAGCATCTGCGACTACCCCCTGCGCTTCGGTCGTTGCGCCTTCTCTCTCTCCAGTTTGCGAGCCATCGAGCGCGAGACTGCAACAGCCTGACAGCGACAGTTGATGATCTCGCTGGGCTCCGCATCTGGATCGCCAGGTCGAGTGAGATTCGGAAGGAACTCCTCGCCGACGATTCTCACTTCACCATCGAGGTCTCTGTGCGAGTCTCTGACGAACTCGTCACCGGCAGTAACCCAGACGTGTTCCTCGACTCCCTCTTCTTCGTACTGCGCCATGCGACTCGCAGCCATCGCGATCTGCGTCTCCGTTCGCGCGATCGTGCGCGCTCGAGAGAGTGATGCGCGGAACACATCCTTCACGCCTTGGATCGCGTCTCGTAGAGACGCACCATCGTTGATGCGATCGATCACCACTTCGTTGACGCTCGCTCTGATCTGATCGTTGACCCTAGTTGGCAACGCAGAGCCAAGACGCTGGTCGAGGTACCGATCGACGATCTTCGGCAGTCGGTTCTCTTGGAAAGCGGTGATGTCCTCGACGGGCACACCGATCGCTTCCATGATCTCTTCTGCCGAACGCACGCCGCCCTCGAACGCGCGGCGGGTCGAATCGCGCATGACCTCCAGCATCGCGTTGTCATCGATCTCGTCGAGCAACTCGGCGATGTCCTCCTGCGACAGCATCAACTCTTCGTCATCGCCCCGCGCGCGAAGCACCACACCAGCAACCCCCTCGATCGAGCGGTTGCTTCGCGTGGCTTGGAGTTTGACCAAACGACGCAGCACGCCCGAGCGGTACTTCATCAGGACTGAGCGGAGTTTTCCGTAGAGATGGTTTTCGGACTGCTTGTGGGCGCGGATGAACGCACGCTGTGCGCGCACCAGAACGCGCGGGTTGATTCGCTTCTGCTTGATCGTACTGATCGCACGCGTGCCGACTTCGACCTTCGGCACGGACGGAGCGACGACCGGGTTGTCCTCGTCTCCCGGCACGGATTCGGCGTCGATCGGCAACGGTGCTTCACCGTCCGATGGGCGCGCCTCCGACTCTCCGTTGTCGGTCGGACCCTCACCCGGCGGCACCATCGCTGCAAGGTCCATCTGCGGTGCACCATCTGGAGGTGCACCCGCTGCCGGTGCACCCTCTGCCGGTGCGGGCTGCTGCTGTCCTGCGGTACCAAGGAGTGCGTTTGCCTGTTCGACAGTGAGACCGAACAGCGCAAGCAGGATTCCGATCGCAGAGTCGCGCGGGAGTTGGTTCGCTGCCACTTGCGTGACGATCGAGACGATCGACTGAATCTGTGCGCCGTTGAGCGCAGTAGACAGCGGTGGCGCAGTCGCGTCCGCTTGCGTGGGATCAAGCGATGCATCCGCTGGGGGAATCGCCGACTTGAGTGCTTCGTCCACGAGAATGCGCGCGGGCATCAGACCGTTACCGATCATGCTCTCGTGCGCCCAGTTCATGTCTTCCGTGTCGAAGCCCAGATCGAACCGCTCGTTCACCTGATCGAGCGTGAAGCCCATGTTGAGGAACGAGTGCGCGGTGGATGCCTTGAGTGCCATGTCGTCACGGAGTGCTTCCACCGAGTCGAAGTTGAAGATCACTTCCAGATTCGGATCGACACGCTTGACGATGCCCTCGTTGAGAATCTCCGCGAACTTCGCCGCGAGCGGGATCGTGTTGATCGTGTAGAGCAAACGCTCTTGGGACTTGAGTCCAGCATCACTCAGTCCGACGTTCTCCCAACTCGACAGGTACACCTGCGGGACGTTCAACAGTCGGGCGGCCTCCTCGACGGAGTACTTCCGCAACTGGAGGAACTCCATGTCTCTGGGTCGGAACCCAAGCACTTGGTAGTTCCACTTTCCGGTCAAGATCGCGACCTTGCTGTTGGAACTCGCAGCACCGAACTTCCGCTGCCACTCGCCTTCCAGTTTATCCGCTTCCGTTCTGGGTAGTTCGTCCTCGTCGCCGTCGAAACTCAGGATGCCGCCGGGAGACCCACCGTTCATCATCGTGCTGCGCTGGTACACGCTCGCGAGAAAGTCCGAATCCAACTGCACCCTGCCGGGAGTGAACGGCGAGATGCCGATGAACGGATCGTCCGGGTTCGATGCGTACTCAAGACGCATGATCTCGGAGACGTGGATCTTCAGCGTGCGACCGGAGTTCCTGCGGTACTCAAAGAACTCAAGGTCGAACACGTCGTCGCCACCATCGCGCAGCGGTCGAACGTGCGACGGCGGCAACGGAAGGATCTTCGTCGGCACACCGTACTCGTTGTGCCCTCTCGGCCAGAGGTAGGCTTGTCCGTAGTGGTAGTGGATGATGACCGTCTCCACGAACTTGCGCCACGTCATTGCCGGGTGCGGCTGCTGGAACAGGCGCACCAACTCCCCCGCAGGACCGCCGTGCTTGTCGGTAACGGGCTCGCCCGTGCGACCGTCCCATATCTCAAGCGGCACGCGTGCGAGCGCACTCGCTGCAACATTGATCCCGCGAAAGATGACCGGCAGTTCCTTGTACGGCGAACCGACGCGCGGACCGCCGCCGATGTTCTCGTCGTCGATGCCGCGAAGGTAGCGGTCCAGCACACCCAAGTCGGTGACGTGCCGGAAGTTGAGCGGCAGACGACTCGTTATCACCGGGGGTGCGGGCACGGCGCGACGCGCGCGCGGAGTGCGCTTCGCTGCGCCCTCCCGCTTCGGCGACTTCGGTGTTCTGGTCGGCGACTTCGGCATCCCTCACCACAACTAGCCAGTCCCCTCACCAGCGCACGGTCAAGGGCTATGTCATCAACCGACTCTCAGATCAACCGGATGGTGGACCTAACGTCGGAGAATCCCAGTTTGCCCATGTCGGCGAACGCAAGCACGAACGCGTCGGCTTCGTCGGGAGAGCCTAAGCCCGCACGCTTCATGCGCTCCTTGGAGATCAGCCGGATGCGCTGCTCGCGACCCGACGTGTACTCGTACTGCCTTGCAGCCAACTGCAAGATCAGGATCTCAGAGTAGCGCGCGATGCGTGCGCAGTTGGCGACCTTCAGCAAGTTCTTCACGTCGAACCACAACTGCGTGCCGAGATTCTCAAACTGCTTGCGCCCCTTGGACCCGTGCGCGACCGAACCGTTCTGCACGCCTGCGACCTTGAAGCCCTCGCGTCTGAACGGGTCGATGACTCCCGCACCGTAGCCGCCGCCTTCGTCGATCCTCAGTCTGGTGTTCCGCACGACGTGTTCTGGGAAGTCTTCGCCAGGTGCAAGTCGCCATTGCTTGCGGATCAGTTCCTTCACCCTGCCGGTGATGAATACCGTGTCCTTCTTTCCCATCGACTCGATCCACGTCGCGACCATCCCGCGCCGCATCACCACAACGGTGCGATCGTCACCGAACCGCGCGCAGTCTATCCCGATATCGAGCGGCAGAGTCATGTCGGGTTCGCCCCAACGCTTGAACGCCGGAACGATCTCGTCTTCCGACATCACGGTGTCGATCGTGCCCTGCGTCGGGAACTGGCCCCACACTCGTGCCTGCACATACGCAGAGTACTCGCCGTGCATCTTGATCCAGTTCTCGCGAATCGCACGCTGGTCGGGCGTGTTGGTCCTGCTGCTCTTCAAGTAGTCGATGTGAAACGGCGTCCACCCGGTCTGAAAGTGCGGATGACGAAAGATGTCGTGGAACCGACCCGACTTCCTGAGCGGGTTGCCGATGTACAACAACTTGCGATCGGGCGCGGATGCCGAACCCTCGATCGCGTCGAACACCGCATCCTCGACGCCGCTCGCCTCATCGACGACCGTGAGCGTCCCGCCCTTCGCGTACACACCCGCGATGCCCTCAGCCTCCTTGCTGCCAAGTCCACCGCTTCCGTACTTCGCAGCGCACGTTCTGGCTAACAGGAACCACTCGTTACCGATGCCACCCTTCGCCTTAACCTCACGGGTGCCCATCTCAAAGAACTTCTGCAAGAAGTCGTTGTTCCTGTAGAAGCCCGCCAACTCTCCCCAGAAGTTCGTCTTCAACGTGTCGCCCGATGCAGACGTGACAACCACTTTCGAGAACGGATTCAACATCAGTTGTGCCCATGCCGCCTGAGCCGCAACGTAGTCCTTCCCAACACCAGTCGCGCCAGCAACACACGTCTTCTGATTGTAGTTCACGGACCACAGCACTTGCTGCTGCCATTCGTCGTTCTCTGCACCAAGCACATGAGATGCGAATGCAGCCCAGTCGTCCCTGAACGCAAGAAGAGCGCGGCCCAACTCCTGTACTCGCTGGTCGTTCAACATTCGTCGTCACCGGGAGGATCTTCACGAAAAGTGTGGGAGGTGTCCTCGTATGTAGAGGAGGGGGTGATCCCCCCCACCCCCCCCTCTTCGGGCGAAACGGGTGCCCCGTCAATCGCAAACTCCTCGAGCCTTGCTTCGGAATCGGAAACTTCGTTTTCGGGAGTGATGTCGATCACGAGGTCGTTCGTGCTCGGCAGTCGCGGCGATCCATCGGATCGGAGGAACGCTTCTCTTTTCGCACGATTGTCTTCGACGGTCGCGATGCCGCGCTCGATGACGAGGTCGAGCCTGTCGCCGAAGCGCACGTCTACTTCGGACTTCGTAAGGGTGGGCGCATCGAGACCGAGCAACTTCGCGCGTCGCTCCATGATGCGAAGCACAACTTGTGCTGCCTTCTCGTCCGCTGGAAGTTTCGTTCCGTCTTGCTTGGTCGCGTTGCCCGTAGCGCGCGCCCACCACGACTGTTGCATGGAGTCGAGCCGCTGTAGTTCGACTCGGCGGTAGTGTTCTGCGAGTTCTTCTTCGTGCGCCTGCGTGCGCTGAAGGATCTCCTTAAGGTCGCGGTACACGAGCGCGGGAGAACAGCCTGTCTCCTTGGCGATCTTAAGTGGACTGAGACCCTGTTCGCGCAGTTCAAGCACGCGTTGCTGCCGCTCCCTGACAGCGAGGGGCGGCAACTTAGGTGCGGCCATGTGTCTTTGCGTGCAGCAATCTCAGGACTGCGCGAGCAACTTGTTCAGTGGCTTGCATCCGCGAATCGCCCATCGGTCGGGGAGTTTGCACAACTTCCCGCAAGGCTTGTCGCCGATAATCAGCGGTCGGCACACCCTCGATGTCGGGACCGGGATCGGTGTCTGCGAGGATGCAATGCTCGCCCAGACCGCACCGGCAGTCACGAGCCCGATGCTGACCCAGCGTGCGACCTTGCCGGTCGTCCACTTCCAGCCCTGCCCATCACTAGTCGCCAGGGTCACACGAGGGATGCTGTCGCTCTCCTCTAGTGCTTCACGCTCCCGGCGCTCGCGAGTGCTGAAGTCCTCGTCGATTCTCATCGGTCGAGTAGTGCATCGGTCATGCGCCGAAACACTCTCCTGAGTTTGAGCCAGTAGACCATCACTCCGAATACCTCCGCTTGCAGATCAGCAGAATGATGTACCCAACGAGATCCTGATATACGTCCTCGCCGAATGCATCGGGTTGGCCCCGCATCAGCCTGCTCAACTTGTCGTCGATCCTGACCCTTAACTGCTCCTCGCCATCCGTTCGTGAAAAGATTCTCACGGGGTTAAGTGCGGAATCGCCATATGCTCGGTTCTTCTCGATGAGCATCCGCTTGATCCCGTTGCACACGGACTCGATCACTAGTTCCGTTTCGCTCCTCGGTGCGAACTCGTCAGTGCTCGTGAACTCCACGCTTCGCTCGTAACTCCTCATTCAGAAGTCCCCTTATGAGTTCGTCCTGTTGTCTCACCTGTAGCGTGAGAAACAACACGGCCTGCGACTGCTCCCTGATGATCGCACTCATCTGCTCGATGACAGCCTCGATCTTCGCAGTGCGCCCGAGCAGAACCCCCACACCAGAACGCAACACGTCGTCCGGTCCGCGTGAGTCCTTCTCGATTAGAAGGATCATCTCGCGCACGAGTGCTTCGGCGCGGGCGTGGATTGCATCTTCCGAATCAGAACTCATTCGTTTCCAGTAGGTAAAGCGCAAACTTCTTCACGGCACCGGGGGCGGCGGCGCGGCGGGGGGCGCTCGCGTGCCTTCTCATGCCCCACCGGCCCTATCTGCTTTTCGCAGGGAACGCCAGCACCAGATGATGTTGAGCCTGTCGCAAACTTAGATGGAAGTCTTAATAATCGCCTTAACTTCTTCACGCTTCACCAAGTCACATCGAGTTCATTCGACTCCTTCTTCTCTCCCGACATCAGGGTTCCCACTACCTTGATCTTCACCTTCTCTCCCGAGATGCGAGTGAGCGTGACCGGCTTGCACCATGTGTTGTCACCGCATGGCGTTGCACTACTGATGTTCTTGGCGTGTTCGTTGTTCAGATACAGGTCCATGCGTTGATACTGGCTTTGATAGTTTTGGAAGACGATGTTGAGTGTGCGTTGCTTCGGTATGCACCCCGGCGCGGCAAGGATGACGAGAAGACACACTAGGCGAAACACTCCGTGGAGTGGTGC